CTACATTCCAGACGGGGCCTCAGGGTTCTAAGCCGCGTATCCTGATCAATACTCAGGGTATGGATGTGTGGGATGAGAATAATAAGCACACGTTCGCTGTGAGCAGTAAAGGGAACGTTCGCGTTGACGGGTCGGTGGGCATTAGTGACAGTTGGTCGAACTGTTTTTTCGAGGATGTAACCGTAAATGGCGGTAAGGATGTTGATCCGGACGGCACCAAGATGGGTGTTGGGCTGCTTTTCAATCGCAATACGGGTACTGACTATAGGGTGCCTGGGGCTATTACGATTCGGGAGCGGACTGATGGGACGCCGTCGATACATTTTTATGCCCCGTCGTGGACGACGTCTGTGGCGAACATGGAGTTGGCCAGTAGTTTCATATCGATTTGGACGCCTGCCGGGGCGTCTCTGCGCATCGATAATACGGGCCTGAAGGGTTATTACAAGAATAATCTGGTCTTGGAGTGCACTGACGATTATATTTCTTTTCGTGGTGCGAAGTATCGTGCTGGACAGTTTGGTGTCGTGGGGAATGATGAGATTGTTGCTCTGAGCTGGGACTGGAAGTGTGATGTGTCCATGTATACGACGTCGGATCGTGGGCAGGTGGCGCGTTTGCGGGCGAACGACTATAGCCTTCGGGTGGCTTCTAAAGATCCTTATGGGTTTCAAGTGCGGACTACTGGGAGCATGTGGGTTCACGGTACCCTCAATGCGGACGATAAGAAGTTCGTGATTCCGCACCCCCTGGACCCTATGAACAGGGCGCTGCAGCATTGGTGTACGGAGTCTCCTTGGCCTGGCGTGGAGTACTGGGACAGTGTTGAGGTGGGTCCTGATGGTACGGCTGTGGCTGAGCTTCCCGAGTATTTCAATGCTCTGCACCGCCCTGATCTGCCTGTGGTTGTGTTGTGCCAGGGGCCGGGTGCCCCGTATGCGTCTGAGGTGCGTCTGGGGCGGTTTACTGTGCATGGTGAGCCTGGGAGCCGCGTGTGCTGGCTTGTGAAGGCGGTGCGGCGGTCGGGGGCGACTATGGGTGATACGTATGAGAATCCGCCTGTTGAGGGCCCGTACGTGTGGAACAGTGCGCCGGATGGTGAGGAGGCTGATCCGTCGAATCCGTTGGATCTTCGTTGGTTGTATCAGCCTCCGGTTCCTACTAGCTGATAGGATGATGGCATGAGTGAGGATGAAAAGGATAAGCAGATCGACGCGTTGCAGCGGATGCTTGCGGCGTTCGAGAAGCGCATGGGTGAGGTTGAGCGTGAGCTTGTGACCGCCTACGCGAACCTGGAGATATGCGCCCAGAAGCTTGCCGCGCTCCAGGAGGGCGCCAGCAGTGAGGGTGACTCCGCGTGAGTGTCACAGAGTATGCCGCCGCGCAGATGCGGTACTGGTGCGAGACGGGAGACTACGGGGGGGTTGGCTACTCTCAGCCGAACCGGTGGTCGGCCTATGACTCGTCTGACTGGGATGGGTGGCTCCATGGGCCTGGTGAGGCGGATTGTAGCTCTGCCGTGTCTGGGGCCTACAATATTGCGTTCCACCATGAGGGCGTGGATGTGGCCCTGTTTCCGCGGTCTACGTGGACTGGGAGCCTGCCGGCGGAGGCGCAGGCGCGTGGTTTCCAGGATATTGGGGATTCGTGGACGGGGACTGTCCCGGATGGGGGTTTCCGTGTCGGTGACGTGATCATGGCGGATGGGCATGTCGTTATGGCGACGACGTATGAGCCTGATAATCCGCTTTTGTCGGAGTTGTGGATTGATGCGGCTGGCAGTATCTATGGTAGTGACGGTGGTGATGGTTCTGCTGCTGATGATACTGGTGGCGAGTCCCGCAGTATAAGGTACCTGGATCATCCGTTGACGGCTTCTGCGGGTTGGACGACGTGTCTGCGGTATGTGGGTGCGTCTGGTTCTGGTGGGGCGTCGTCGGGGCCGGCTTATGAGCTGTCGTTCATTCAGCGTGAGGTTCTGCGTGCTGCGGATGATACTGGGTGTCCGTGGTGGGCTGCTCTGGCTTGTCTGTGGATGGAGACCGGTGAGCGTGGGGCGAACATCTTCGGCCATGACGCTGGGGGCGCCTACAGTGGTGGCGGTGAGGTTACGGAGACGAAGTTCCGTGATTTCCTGCGGATGATTGCTGATGGGTGGACTAGTAATGGTGTTGGCCCTCTGCAGATCACTTATCCGGGGTATTTTCTGCAGGATCCTGAGCGGCGTTGGTGGGAGCCGTACGAGTCGGCTGTTGTCGGCTGCCGCATCCTGAAGGGCCTGATCGATGCTGAGGGGGACTCGTATGAGGATCTTCGGCGTGTGGGGTCTCGCTACAATTCCGGGTCGTCAGATGGCGCTTACGGCGCCTATGGTGTCCCGTTCTCTGATCGTTGTAAATCTTGGTACGACTATGGCCGCCCGAGCGGCCAGGATGGTGAGGATTGGCTCATGAGCTCTGAGGCTATCGACCTGCTCCGTAATATCTCCGACGCTGTGACCCCTGGCAAGGCTGGGGTTAAGTTCGATGGTGAACTGTACAACCACCTGAAGGAGACGCATAACACGGTTGAGAGGATTGAGGCCGTGTTCCAGCCTGGCAAGGTTGGTGTGCGCCCGGCTGGTGCGTTTGTTGACTGGATGAACTGGGTGGCGGCGAAGCAGGATGAGACGAACAAGCGTCTCGATACGCTTATCGCTGAGGTGAAGGCTCTCCGCGCGGCGGAGGGAAAGTGACGCTGCCGGCCCGTTCTGGTGGGCAGCATGTCAATCGTACGACTAGGTTAGGTGAAGTGATGGCTGAGAAGCATCTTGCTACGACTGTGGACCGCACTACGCTGGGCGGTTTCCTGACTCCGGAGCGGCGTAAGGCCCTGTATGGGATTGCGTCTGCCCTGATGACTGCCGGTGTCGTGTACGGGATTGTTACCCCGGATCAGCTGGCGAACGCGGCTGACGTGGTTACCGCTGTGATTGGTCTTCTGACTGGCGTGGTGGCGTTCCTGCATACTGGCGGCGAGTACAAGGCTCCCGCTAGGGACGTGGAGGGCTGACGGTCGTCGTGCATCCGTGGTGGTGGGATGCTGAGATGGTTAACGCGGTTGCTGCTTTGGTGGTGGCGTTGACGGGTCTCGCGTCTGGTGTCGCGATTGGGCGGTCGAGGTCTAGGCAGGAGCGGGAGTCTCAGGATGCTGAGCTTGCGGCTATCCGTCAGGCTGCGGAGACGGCTTCTGAGCAGACGACGAATCACCATGGGACGAATTTGCGTGATGATGTGACGGCGATTCAGGACCGGGTTGACCTGGTTTTGGATGCGTTGGCTGCTGAGTCGCGGAGTCGTCGTGATGCTGATGTGAAGTTCGGTGAGAAGTTGGATGGTCTGATTGTGTCGTCGCAGTTGACGCATGGTGAGTTGTTTTCTCGTCTGCGTGATATGGAGTCGAGGACGTCGGAGTGTCAGTTGTCTCGTCTGCCGAAGGATCGTGGCCTGTGATATGATGCGTCATACGCCCTCTGGGGTGTGCGTGTGATGGTGTTGAAGCTTCCCCCCTCGACTTTGATGGTTTGGTCGAGGGGGGAAGCTTTTTGTGTTAGCAGATGGGTGCGTTGGTGAAGACTTCGAGGCCGGTGAGGAGGTCTACGCCGATCCAGCGGGCGGTGAAGCGGGAGTCTACGGGCTGGTTGCAGCCTTCGATGAGCCAGATGCCGATGGGCTTCTGGGAGTCGTTGACGATGAGTGCTTCGCGTGCTGGCTCACTGTAGGTTGGGGCTCCGGTGGTGACGAGGATTCCGACGTTGGTGAGACCTACCTGAAAGATGCTGGCGGGAATTTTGACGTCGAAGCCGCGCTCTTCGCTGAGGGCCCGGCGGGCGGCTTCGATAGCGTTGTCGCGCATGTTGCTGTCCTCGAAGAGGTTTTTGGCAACAGTGGAGTCGGCTTTGATGGTGTGCTCCCATGAGGGGGAGAGGAGGTTGATTTGGTCGTTGAGTTTCATGGTGTGTCTCCTAGTTGAGTAGGTTGGCGAGGTCTTCGAGGGTCATGAGGACGTATTGTGAGCCTGGGTCTTGTGTTCCTCGGCGTTTGGCGGCGACGATGGCGATGTGGGCGTTGTCGTGGCGGGCTTCTCTGTGGGCTTCTGTGAGCCATTGTGCGGGCTGGATTTGTCCGCCGTAGTCTTTGCATTCGATGACGATGCGGCGGCCTTTGTGGTCGTGGACGCCTGCGATGTCACCGCGGTCTTTTGCCCCGGTTTTGGGGCGGCGGTCTATGTTGTCGTCGTCTAGTGTGTCGCGTAGGTAGTCGGCTATGAGGCGTTCGAAGCGTGCTCCGGCTTGTTTGGCTGTGCGCCTGGTTCTGGTCATTTCTTGCCGCCTTTGTTGTGGAGTGGGCAGAGTGTGTATGCGGTGACTGCCCATCCGTGGTTGAGGGCGCGTGTGGTGAGTTGGTGGCGGGTTTCTTTGGGGCCGCCGGTGATGCTGTGGTGGCATCCTGGCTGTGTGCATTGGAGCACCCAGCGGGGGCCGTCTAGTGTGCGGGCTAGTTTCATTGGTTTGGGAGGTGTTGGCGGTAGTCGCGGATTGCTTGGACTTGGGTGGTTTCGCGGGTTTTCTCGTCTCGGCGGGCGGCGGGTTCGCCGCCTAGGAGCTGGTCGAGGATGAGGTCTGCGAGTTGGTCGAGGAGGGTGAGTGTGGTGTCTGGTAGTTCGTCGTCGCTTTCTGTGCCTTCTATGAGGCGGAGGTAGTTGTGGGCTGCTTCGATGGCCTCGGTAGTGAGGAGGACGGTGTATTCGGTTTCTGTGCAGTGGGTGGTGATTATGTCGTCGGCTGCGGTGATTCCGGTGATGGTGCCGTCTTCGTGTAGCCAGGCGGGTTGGCCGTTTAGGAGTGGCTGGGTGGGTGCGTCTGTTATGAGGATGAGGGCCATTGTGGTTTGTTCCATTCCCAGATTGTTTGGCGTGTTACTTTGGCGTGTTGGGCGATTTCGTTGACTGGGTGTCCGTCGTTGAGGGCGCGTATGGTGGCGCGTCGGAGTTCTTGGCGGGCGCGGGCTGCTTGTCGTTCGGCTAGTTCTAGTTTGAGTCTTGCGCCGTCTATGTTGGCGAGGTAGTAGCTGTTCACTGTGGTTCGCTGCCTGCGATGGAGATGACGATGGCGGCGAGTCCTGCGAGGATGAGGATGCCGGGGATGTGGGCGAGCTGCCAGATGCCTGCGCCGAGGAGGGCGAGGCCGGTGAAGAAGAGGCTGGTGGAGGTTCCGGGTTTCATGTGTTTTGGTCCTTTCGGGCCTCCACGCCCGTGTTTTGGGCGTGGAGGCCGGCGGTGGTTAGTGGGTGATGGTGGCGGGTTTCCAGGAGATGATGTGGTCTCCTGTGAAGTCCTCGTCGAGGTAGGCGGAGGGCTGGCCGTCCTGGGATGGTATGTAGTAGCGGTCGCGGTCGTCACGGAAGGCGTACGCGTTGTGGTAGGCGCGGCCGCTGGAGTAGGCTTCCTCGATCCAGATGGCTTGGTCTGTGGGCCATGGGGGGAGGGTGGCTACGATGCGTGCCGCCATGTCGGCTGGGTGGTAGGTGCGTGCGTCGCTGCCTGTGCAGAGGTCTACTGGGTAGCCGTGGTAGAGGATGAGGGCGAGTGCCCGGTCTGGGAGCTCGCCTACGGTGGTTTCGGTCGTGTTGTCCATGGGTTCTCTCTTTAGAAGGGGGCGGGCCCGGTGGTGGGGTTGCCCCAGGGGTCTATGGTGGCCTGCGGGGCCTGTGTTGCCTGCTGGGGGGCCTGGGGCTGCTGGTTGTTCTGGGGTTTGGGTGTGATGCCCCAGGAGTTGACGCGCAGGTCGAGGCTGGCGCGGGCTTCTCCTCCCTGCCCCGTGTAGGCGCTTACCCGCGGCGTGCCCTCCGCGATGACGCGCATGCCTTTCTTGATGTGGAGGGCGGCTTCTGCCTGCTTGTCCCAGAAGTTGAGGCGCACCCAGGTGGTTTCGCCTGCGTCTTCCCACTGCCGTGTCTGCTCGTTGAGGCGGCGGGGCGTGTGGGCGACGGTGACGGAGGCGACGGGCTTGCCCGCCTGTGTGTATTTGATTTCGGCGTCGCGTCCTGCGGTGCCGTCAATGCGGAGGGTGATGTTGGTCATTGGTTGCTCCTTATGCGGTGGTGTAGGTGCGCTGGAATTCGTCGTTGCTGTAGGCGGTGACGTCTACTCCGTCCTCGCTGGCTACTACCCATTCGCCTTCGAAGATGGGGAGGGGGTCTCCGGGCCAGGCTTCGATGGCTGTGTCTCCGTTCTGGCTGATGATGTTGCCGCCGATGAAGTTGGCGGCTTCTTGCATGTTGTCTGGGGTGATGCGCCATGCGAGGTAGGTGCGTGGCTTGGGTTTGACTGGTAGTCCGGGCATGAGGTGGCTCCTTACTGTGCTTCGATGTGGACTAGTAGGCTGCCGTCTACCCATTCGGTGATGGTGACGTCTCCGGCGTCGTATTCTTCTGGGCCGAAGGTGACGGTGGTGTCTCCGGTTACGCCGGGCTGGGTTTTGGCCCATTGGAGGGTTTCTATGAGGTCGTCTACAGTCATGGCGTCTTCTTTCTTGGATCGATGGATGCCCAGTTGTCGATTTTGTCTATGTTCTTGCAGAGGAATCCGTAGTTTCGTGTGAAGTAGTCGCCGTTGTTGTTTCGGAGGGCGATGGTGCCGGGTTTGATGCGGCCTTGCTCCGCGTCGTGGCCGTAGTGGATGATGATGAGGGGGGCGGTTGGCCATGGGCGGCGGACGGATCGCTTTTCTCCAGTGAATTCGAATAGATTCTGAAGGTCTTCGTCGTCGTAGATCCCTATGATGCCTCCGGCCTCTGAGAAGACGATGGTCTCACCTGGGTATCCGTATATTCCGCACCAGAAGATGGCTGTTTTTCCTTCGGTTCTTGTGAAGAGAGTGTGGTTGAAGCGTTTTGCGAGCTCTTTGAGGTTGTCTTCAGTGATGCGGATGGCGAGGATCTCGCCTGCTTTGGGGCTGACGAGGTTGGCTTCTAGGTCACTCATTTGTTGTCTCCTGGCTGGTCTTGGGTTTGCGCTGGATGATGGTGGGTGTGTCGTCCTCTTGGAGTTCTTCGACGCTGTAGGAGAGGCCTGCGAGGACGTCGGGTGCGATGCGCCTGCAGATGTCTCCGGCGGCGCGGGCGTAGAGCATGGCTTCTGGGTGGCGGGCGTACTGCTGGTTTTTGTCGAGGCCAGCGGTCTTGGCCCTTGTTGTGTCCCAGGTGGAGCGTTCTATGTGGTCGCTTCCGCGGCGTCGTCCGCAGACGGTGACCGTGGTGCTGGAGGCGTCTTCTGTCCAGATCTGGTGTCCGGCGCTGAGGGTGAGGGCGACCATGCTGCGGGTGTATAGGGCGGGCTTGCCGCTGATGACGTAGATTGCTTCGAGGGCGGCTACTGGGTCGAGGCCTAGGGCTGCTCCTTTCATGATTGCTACTGCCGTGTCGGCCGGTTTGCCCCGGAAGTGGGTGGGGACGAAGTCTGTGCCGGCGAGTCCTTTTGCGAGGGTCATGGCGTCTCCCATGGCTTGTGCCCATGCTTGGAGGTCGCTGCTTGCCCCGGTGGCCTGCGTGGTGGTGGCGGGCTCTTCGTAGGGTGTGATGTCTGTCATTATTCTCCCCATGTGTTGTTGAGTATGAAATCTGCGTCGTAGTCGTTCAGGGTGCGGATCGCGCTCGTGTCCACGACCGACACCTCTCGCCACGTCATGTCGGCGACCTGCTGGGGGGTAAGCGCGAGGGGCTCCGGTGAGGCGACCATGTATCCGCGGGTCCCGTCGTCGTTTCCGATCTGGACGGCGAGGCAGTCTTCTATCGTGATGCCGGGGCGGCGCAGCTCTGGGTCGTAGGGGAGTTCGCCGTGCTCGATTATCACGGCCGCGCCGGTGGGGAGGTCGCCTGCTTCGAGGAGGATGACGTCCGCGCTTTGTGCGATGTTTTCGTCGTCGCGGACGGTGCGTACCCGCCATCCGTGGCTGGTTTTGTAGGCGATCGTGTCGCCGGGCTCTAGGGTTTCGATTGTCATTTGAGTATTCCTCTCAGGTGTGGTTGTAGTTGGTGGATGGTGTTTGCGGCCTGGAATGTTGCCCACCCTGGCCCGCCGGGTGTGCCGGCGTCGTGGAGGGTGGCGCTGCTGTCGGTGAGGTGGATTATGCCTAGCCGGTCAATGGTGGGCATGGGCCTTTCGTCCCCTTCCTCGTCGAGGATGGTGCCAGCGTGGGCGTAGGCCTCTAGCTGCATGATGTGCGTGTCGTGCAGGCTGCGCGAGGATTTCCAGTCCAGTAGCCACGTCTCACCGTCGATAGTGGCGATGAGGTCAGCCGTGCCCGCATACCAGTGCTCTCGGTTGTAGAGGCGGGCCTCTGTGTGGGTGGGCTGGAGGTCGAGGCGGTCGAGGAGATCGATCGCGGCGGTGGCCATCCCCATAAGGTCGGTGGGGCAGGCTGTTGGGTCGCCCGTGGCGGCGGCCTCGAGGACCGTGTGAATGCGTGTGCCCCTGTTTGCGGCGTCGTCGCGCTGCCTCCAGGGGGCGCTTTTGAGGTCGCGGATGATGCTGTCCGCGTGTTCGCCGGAGTCTATGCGCGCCCCCCAGTGGCTATGGTGGGTGATGGCTTCTTCTGCGACGAGTTTCGCGGCCCAGTAGGGCAGGCCGGGCTTGTTGATCACGCCGAGGATGGTGGTCACTGACGGGATGCGTTTCCCGTCTAGCTCATACCGGTGCCTGGCTTCGTTGAATGTCAGGGCCATTAGATTGCCTTCCCGGCCTGGACGGTGTCCTGCCCCTGGTAGTGGGAGCCAAGGCCGGGCGCCCCATAGGGTGTGGCGGCGGGCATGGCTGTGTACCAGAGGGCGAGCTGTCCGATGCGCATGGTGGGGCGCAGCAGAATCGGCCTCGAGCCGAGGTTGGCGAGCTCGAGGGTGATGTGCCCGTTGAAGCCTGGGTCGATAAATCCGGCGGTGACGTGGATCGCGAGGCCCATGCGGGCGAGGCTGGACTTCCCCGTCAACTGCGCCGCGATATCAGCGGGTAGGCCGACCTTTTCGAGGGTTGAGGCGAGGAGGAATTCTCCGCGCTGGAGCTCATAGTACTTGCCGTTGGGGACGACGAATCGTTCTCCACTGTTGCCGGGGTTCCACGGGTCAATGGGTTCGCTGTGGAGGTGCCGGGGGACGCCGATGAAATCGTTGTCCAGGTGGAGCTCGATGCTTGCCGGCTGGATGCTAGCAAGAGAGGACGGGGAGACGATGAGGTGCCCGGCCTGTATCTCCTGCTGAATGTTGACGTCTGAGAGCATGCCTGTTGGGTGGTTCATGTGAGGTCCTTCGTGAGTTCGCGTGTTGGGTCTATGGTGTTGCGCACGTATTCGAGCGGGTCTTCTCCCCGTAGCACGTGTGGGCGGGGCGTGAAGGCGGCCAACTGTAGGAGCGTGCTGAGGTTGACGCCTTTTCCGTAGAGGCGGACTGTGTCGTCTCCCAGTAGGTGGGCGTAGAGGACGTCGTCGTTCCAGAGGCCGACGAGTCTGGTGCGGGCGTGTTCTTGGATGCGGGCGCGTAGGGTGGGCGGCACGTCGAGGTAGTTGTTGGTTCGGATGTGTTCTCCGTTGTCGAGTAGGTGTCCGATTGTTGCGTTGGCGATCCACATGGAGCATCGCATGGCGTATTGGCCTGAGAACTCACCTGCCGCGCGTGACGGGAGGAACGTGTTGACGTCTAGGGTTTCTCCTGTTTTCTGCGAGTGGACGGTGATTCCGGCGGTATCCCAGTTGAGGATGGCGATGCCGCCGTTGTCCATGTGGCGCTTGATGTCCTGTAGGGCTTTGTGCCGTTCTTCTTGGTATTGGGCTTCGAGTTCGGCGAGGTCGTCTAGTAGCCGCATGGCGTGTTTCCTTCCTTGGTCCGTGTGTGGCGTTTACTGGGCGATAGCCTCACGGCCGGTGATTTCCTCTAGCACGATGGCCTTTGTGGTCTCCCAGCCGCCGGGTACCTTACGGAGAGCATTCAGCGGGGCGGCGATACGCCATAGGCGGAAGTCGCCGAGCATCTCCTGCAGGTCCATGGCTTCCCCACAAGAGGCGGCCAGACGCGCGGGAAGCAGCTTCTCCGGGAGCTCCTCCTTGACGGGGAGGGGCCCGTCTCCCCGGGGGGTGGCCAGGAAAAGCCGGGCCTGCCCGCACAGGACAGGAACCAGTGCGCCCCGGAGCCCAACCTCCAACTCGGAGGCGCCCCGGGGTACTCGTACCCAGTGGGCTATGGTGATCCGCGCCCCAGTCCGAGCCCGCACTATGCCGGGCGCGGTGGTCTCCACGTGGCCGGACGCCACGGTCAACTCCCCGCCCTCGTGCTTGACGTTGTCGCACTCGCCGCACCAGAGGATGCCGCCGTCCTGACTGACACTGTCGCAGTCGAGCGCCCGGGCCGCCGCGTCCTCATGCACCCATAGGTGGAAGGCATCTTCTACGTGGGCGGTGCTCTTCCCCCATGCCTCGACCTGGCCGCAGAGGAGCGTGCTGGCGTGGGCGTAGTCGGTGACGCGCACCCTGTATGCCTTGTAGGCGGAGACGGTGACGGAGCCCCCGGCTACGGTGGTGCAGCCTCCGGACAAGGGGGAAGTGCCCCTCCCGGCGACCTCTACGTAGCCTAGGCCCCTCGCTGCCACTGCGCCGCCGTGCTGCTGAATGCTGCCACACCATGCCGGGTGGGTCTCTACGGCCCCTTCCCAGAGTTCAGCTGTGGCGGAGTCGTGCAGGACGACCGTAGCCAGCTGGTTGCGGATGATGGCGTGCGCGTGCCCGTAGACGTGCGTGTGCTCATCATTGTCGATAGCGGTGACGCCCTCCATGGTGGGCTGTGGGGCCTCCGGGAGCTGGTAGGCGAGCTGGGGGCGGTTGAGGCGGCGGAGAGCGTGCTCTAGGGCCGCCGTGTGGTGGACGGTGCCGGTGCGCCCGTCTACATCCCATGTGGCCTCATGGCGGCCCTCCTCGCAGGTGAGGGTGACGCTCTCGTGGGGTGAGACGGCGACGGTGCTTCCGCATTCATAGGTGCCGCCTGCGATGTGTTCCCCGAGGAGCGCGACGGCCTGGCGCGCAACGGCCGCTTCCTCCATGCTCTTGGCCCAGGTGTCGAGGTAGGCTTCCAGGCCGTCGGCTGGGACGTCGTCGTAGATGCCGCCGTCGAGGATGCGGTAGCCGTCGCTGCCGGGGCTGCTGAGGATGCGGTCAGCGTCGTCCGCGCCCTCGACCCTGATGCCGCCCATGGGCGTGAGCAAAGTATCGCCGCCGCGGGAGCTTACGGGCATGAGCCTGGCAAGACGGCCGGTGATGTCGGTGAGCTTCTGGGTGATGGCTTTCATTTCCATAATGGTCTCGCTGGTGCTTGGTTGGGGTTGTCGTATGCGATGCGCGCCCACATCTCGTAGACGGGGTGCACCGGGTTGTCCGGGTCATCGGGGACGGAGGCGACGTACTTTCCGTCGTTGCTGGTGAGGATGACGAGCCAGCCGGGCCCGTCATGCCACTCTGTGGTGAGGAAGGTGTGGCGGCTGTGGCGGCCGGTGATGCGCCATCCCCTGGTGGTGTGGGTGGCGTGTAGTCCTCGGATGAAGCGGCAGAGTTCGTCTGCATAGTAGGCGGCGAGCTTGCTGCCGTAGGTGGGGCTCCTATCGTCCATGTGTGGTCCTAGCTGCTGTGGTGTTGGTGAAGGGGGCGCCCCCGCCCACCGGGGCTGTCCAGTGGGCGGGGGCGGTGTGGTGTGCGGTCAGGCGCGACTCCAGTGGCGGTAGATGCCCACACCCATGACGGTGCAGACAGCGGCCACGCCGGCGAGCGCCCAGGACATGATGCCCGTGTGGGCGAGCTCAGGGGTGCCGGCGGGCGCCGGGGAGGCCTCGGCACGCGGGTAGGTGCTGTAGGTGCCGTCCGCGTGGTTGTGGACGATGTCCCCACTGCCGTCGTCCCAGACACAATCCGCGGGGCCTTCGCTGGCGTCCTCTACGGTGCAGGCGGGGGTGCCGGCCGGGATGCTGTCCTCCGGGACCTCCCCGTCCTCGTCGGCGTCCTCCTGGGCGCCCTCGGTGGCGTCCTCCTGGGCGCCCTCGGTGGCGTCGTCCTGGCCCTGGAGCCAGGCAGGCACGGGAGCCCCCTCGTGGGCGTCCTCCTGGGCGTCCTCGCGGGCCTCAGGCAGAACGGTCTCAGTGACCGCATCCACCTCGCCGCTAGCCGGGGCCGCCTCCGCCTCGTCACCGTCGTCGTAGGCGGCCTGCGGAGGCACCACCATGATGCGCCCATCAGGCAGGATGTAGGCGGTCGTGCCATCAGGGGAGGTGGAGACCACAGACTGCGCTACCTCGCTCCAGCAAGGATCGCCCACCGGGGTGGAGGGGCCGCATGCGGGGAGCAGATCGCGGGCGGTACGGCCGCCGGGGCCGGGCTCCGTTGAGGCTCGGCCCCCGTCCCATACGCCGTCGAGGTCCCTAGCCCAGTCGGGGCGGTCCTCCGGCGCCATCGGCGGCGGCGTGTACCCACAGTCCGTGTCCTCAGGCAGGCGCCCCTCAGCGACGTCCTGTACGCACTGCTCGGCGGGGGTGAGGTCCTGGCCTGCCTCGGCGGCGAGGGCGGGTGCTGCGGTGAGGGCGGAGACGGCGAGCAGGATGCCCGATCCGGCGCCCATGAGCTTCTCGGTAGTGGTGAACATTTCTGGTTTCCTCTCTGTGTACCCATGCCACGGTTTGTGGCTGGGTCGTGCCCGGGAGAAGAGTCGAACTCCTCCTGCGACCATCCGGGCTGCTGTGGGTCAGCAGTAGCTCCAACCCACGCGACGGTAGCGGGGCATCCACACGGGACGCCTGAACTCAGACGGAGTCAGAAACATTGGGCGGTCACCTCCTCTCGTCCTCGTACCATCGCAGGTCGTGCTCGTACAGGGAGGCGGCCGCTGCCGCACCCCAGCACAAGACGGCCATAGATGCTGGGAGCGGCCACCACGACCATGCGCCCGCAAGGAGCAGGCCCAGGGACGCTACCACGGTAGCCGCGGCCAGGAAGACGGCGGTGGCCCGCCACGCGTCGTGTGGGCTCACCGCTCCGCCCTCCAGTAGCAGACCTGGGAGGCGGCGGCCAGGATGGCCACACCCCAGGCGAGCGGGTACATGCCGGTCACCACCACCAGGAGGCAGGAGGCGACCGCGGTGCCGGCGAGGATGTTGGCGGCGCGTTTCATGCGAGGGCCTCCATGTGGCGGTCGAGGCGGCCGGTCTCTGCGAGCATCTCGAGGTCGCCGAGGACCCCAGACTCGACAGCCCAGTTGGTGCCCTGCGACCAGTGGAGGGCAAGATCGAACGGGTCCATCTTCTGCTTGGCTGCTTGGACGAGGACGGTGAGGGTGGCGGATTGGAGGATCGTGACTGGCATGGCGTGCTCCTCTCTCTTGGTGTGGTCATGCGTGTCGTGGCCGGGGCGGGAGTTGCACCCGCGCGTTCACTCTGGTCCGGCCTATCTGTTGGCTCATCTCTGTTGAGTTTTCAAGCTGCATGTGCGGCCCGTGCCGTCGGGGTTCTGTCCGTTCCTCTCTTGTCGGTGCCGCTGTGAAGTTATGGCTACATGTTAGCCACCCCCGACACCCCCACGTCAAGCCCAACTTACGTGGCGCTCGTCACGCATCAATCCAGCCCAACCCATAACCAACCCCACCCCAACCCAGCTCCTACCGCACGCACACACACGCGCACGCGCGAGGGCCACCAGAGCCAATCTGACGGCCTCAAACCCCCACCCCCGTACCCACACCTAGGGGCACCCCCAAAAGGCCCTCAGACGGCCTCCCAGCGCCCCACAGAGGGTCGTCCACACCCGACCCACCCACCCATCCCCACCTGAGGCTTCGCCTCAGGCGCCCACACGCGAGACCCTCAAACACTCAACCATCAAACCTTCAACCAATAGGGCAAAAAAGAGGGCCACCCCCGCAACGGGGGCAGCCCTCCAGAACCTCACGCCTGCAACAACGCAGCCGCCTCATCAGCACTGATCGACTCCCAGCCACGCCAAGGCATGTGCCGGAACCACACACCCGTGGAGCGACGGCAAGACAGGTTCACACCGGCCTCAGTCCGCATCACCCACTGATCGAGGTCCCCCTCGCAGAGAGTCCACACGGGGCAGGCCGTCCGGGCGAGAGAGAGGAGAGCGTCGGTGTTCATGGTGAATTCCTTCCGAGTAGGGGGTGGATGGATGGAGTTGTGCCCCCACCATAAGCGGCCCGACTTTCCCGCAGAATCGCGCCGCCCATACAACCGACGGCCGGTCGATCAACCGGGTTTCCCGACCACGAGTCGAGGAAAAATCCCAACATATGAACAGACCAGCCGTCGAAAAACGAAAAGACCGGACAAACGCCCAGGACTTAGGTCCCACACAACATCAGACAACCCCCACCTTCCCCCACAACCCCAACCCACATGAAACCCATCACACTGCTACAAACACACCCCCACACACCCAAACCCAGACGGGTCCCTGAACCATCAATCACCCACAGACACCAACCCAACACCAGACACCTGACACACAACAACACACGAACACAACACACACACCAACCAACAAACACCTGACACACCCCAGCCCCCTCACACAACACAGGACACTCACACACACCAGACACCCGACACACACCACACCACGAACACATACCAGACACCACACACAAAACAACACACGAACACCACACACGTTCCACGTGAAACCACACACCCACACACCACCACAACCCACAACCCCACCCAAAGTTATCCACACCCCCACCCACCCCCAACCCACAACCACACACACAGATATCCACAACCACACACAACCACCACACACCCAACCCAGCCACAACAACATTAAACACACCATGAAACTCAACGACC